CTTGTTACTTTCTTACTAAGTGTAGGACTCATGTGTATAAACTCACTAATCTTAGATAAAATCAAGTGAGCCTGATCTTTAGATAGTGAAGCTATAACCACATTAGCCACCCCTGTATCTATATTGCTTGCAAATAATGGTGCAAAATAAGCAAAGTGTATAGCCTTCAAAGCTGCATTTGTTGACTTGCCAACTTGCCTTCCTGTTCTATATACAATGAAACGATCATAACAATCTAGAAATTTTTGATTATATGGAAATACATCAAACCCTAGATATTTATCTACAAAAAAAGAACATTTTTTAAATGACTCTACAAGTATCTTGGCATATTCAACAGGATCTTTTACATATTCAACAGGTGGTAATTGTCTAAGACTCATCTAGTAATTCCCTACTCAGTTTAACTGTTTTTGCTATGTCATGTTTCTGATCTTCAGTTAATGTTTCCTTTTGGGTAATTTCAACGGTTTCTCTTTTTGTCTTAATTTCACTAATAACCTTACCCAAATTGGTAAGTGAATTTATACGCTTTGTGACTTCAGGATTTAATTCCCCATGCTGATCTTCTAAACTCTCGAAAAATACAAGTTTTTCAAAATTATTATGAAATTCTGCTTCCATTAAATCAAGTGTTCTACCACCTGTTTGATCTACTATTTTTGAAATATCTTTCCTAATTACACATAATGAATCTGCTTCAAACTTTGGACATATACCGTTACCCCCTAGTTCTTGTGGTCTATATGGACATCCGTTGCACTCAGGTGGAAGGTTTCTAGCATAATTTAAATTTTTAAAATTAGCTGGAACTTTCTTTGGTAGTGTTCTTTTATCAATAACTAACTCTTTTTCCCCTGTTTTTAAATCCTTTTTCTCGATAATTTTAACCATATATAATTTTTTACGTTATAGTATTTAAGGCTTTTTTCTGTTCTACAAGGACTAACTTCTGATATAACTTTGCTTCATAATCTTCTAGGTTTACCTTGAATGGTTTTAATTTACCATCCCATGATATGACCAGTATAACACCTTGTTTTATTTTTTTACCTGTACAAAATTCCCACATTTTACCGTATGCACATAATTGTATAAAGTAATCCTTACTATTACATTGAGATTTAGTTTTTGGTTTTCTGCTGTTTTTAAAGTCAATTATACATAATTCCCCGTCATATTCTGCTACACAATCAGCAGTTCCCGCAAGTTCAAGTAAATCACTATATAATTTTATTTCTGTTCCATGTATATTATCTACATGATCTACTAAATGATCTGCTAATACATCAAACAATTTTTCAATATCTACTTCATATTCTTCATCTGTATTATCAAATTTTGTTATATTGTTTAACCATTTTTCTGCAAGTTCATGTATTCTATTTCCCACTTTAATACTACCTGCACCTATTTCTTCTGCTCTTTTTTCTGCTTGGGCTTCTGTTATACCTTCATCTCTTGCAATTTTAGCTATCCAAAATGGATACCATTCTTTATTATCTAGTAATTTTAAAACAGTTGTTATACTAGGATATATTTTACCTGCTTCTGTTTTATAAAAATGACCTTCATCTGAGTTCATAGATTCTACGAATGGTCTAACAATGTGTTCTGTTTTATGTGTAAACATTAATATATACAAGGAACTTCTATAATATAAATGTTTAAAGAGATAGAAGATAGGTTAGATATTACTAATGATTTGTTGCGTAAAATTGAACAACATTTGAGGGATCTAACTTTGCCCCCTGATGTTGTAGATTGGTCTAGAAAATTAGGTGTAAAACAAAAAGATTTTAAACCTGATGATTTTGTCTAAATTGTTGTATCTACTAAACCTGATTGTGTTCTATTTACACTAACTCCATCATCAAAATAATCAATATCATTTTCACCTACATTAATTATTGTTTTACCTGATGGAAAACTATGTTCAATTTGTCTAACTATAACATATTGATCAATAACTCTACTAGGTGTTCCTGATATACTTGTTGTATTTCCATTATTTCGTTTTACTTTTACTATATGATTATACCTTACATAATGGCATGGTGCAGGTGTTTGTATAATATATTTTGTAGGTGGTTTATCAAAAGTAATAGTACCTTGTAAATTTTCCCTTACTCTATCTGCATATTCTTTTAATCCAATAGCGTTATCTAACTGCATCACATTTCTTCTTAATGTTCTTCTCATACCTGATGTTGGTGTAAATGAAGAATTTGCACTTGTATTTGATCTTCCCGTAACTACAACTTCATTAACTAATTTAGCATCATTATCTTCTGAATTTGTTATTTTATATCTATATATTTCTGCATTTTGATTAAAAACATAATCAGTTGTATGACCAACTAAACTACTTTGATTATCTACATTACTTGCCTGTTCTATAATCAATTTTTTTCTAGGTGTTAAATACATTATTGTTTTACTATAATTTAACAATATATCTGCAAATTGTAAAAATGATCCCACTTCATATATATTTCCTAATGCCGAAGCATTATAACTTGAAAATGGTATATGAGCAAATGAATCTAATGCTCTTACTTTAAAATCACTATCAATTTCATCAACTGCGTTTTGCAAAATAGTTTTAAATGTTCCTGTAAGTGCAATAGCAGATGGTGTGGAATTAGATCCTAGAGTTCTTTTTGTAAGTCTATATGAATTACTTTGACATTGAATTTCCTTATACGATTGATTACTTGTCATTTTTCTAATTCGACCATTAAATTTCATAAATTGTGGTTGTGGTCTTGACATACGCATTTTTTCCGCTTGACCAAAAGTCAAATCACTTCCACAATATATTTTAATTAAATGAATTTGTCCTTTATATTCATCACTTGTAGAATCATCAGTATCACCAAATACCATAGGAGTGCTAGTTGGTTGTAAACTATTAGATTCTGAAGCAGTTGCATCTTCAACACCGTTAACATATAATCTTATTACATTATCTGAACCACGCTTTACTCTTATATATACGGGAGCTCCCGTCATGGCTTTTTCACTACTTCCTGTCATTGTATTTATAAGACTACTAGCTGTTGTTTCATATCTAACAAACCCCCGCCATGAATTATTATTTCCATTTGTTCCCGATATGCCTATATCCATACCTGCATCAGATGATCTAAATGACCAAAGTATAGGTTCATCACTACCATCTTGTAATTGTGTAGTAGCTGGAGTAAACCATATATTAATGTCAAATTGTTTTGAAAGATCAATATTTGTAATTTTATTTGATGGTATAGATACACCTTGACCATCAGCAGTAAAATCAAGTGCATAATGTCCTTTGTATCTACCGCTTGTAACTTTAACAAACCTTGATTCTGCGGGATCTGTTGGATCTTGATTATATCCCGATTCATCAAAACATGATAATTGCATAGGATATACCCCTGATAAATATGTTGTATCAATTATATCTTGTATATATGAAACTTCATAACCTTCCCTAACTTTGTTTGGAAATCCAAAAGTTGCAGTTAATCTATCAGGTCTTTTATTTCCTTCATGTTTTAAACTCGCTTTTCTTGGATAATAATAATGAGTAGCGGGGCTAGATGATGTATCAGTTTCTAATACCACACACTTTGCTAAATGTGTCAATTTTAAGACACCGCTATTACTTTAAGTGCAGAAGGTTGACCTTCGCCTACTGATGTTATTGCTGTCATATAAGTATGATATGTTCCTGCTGAAAGTGAAGATATTGTTTTTGGACTTGAAGTAGCATTATGGAAATATTTTTGATATGATGTTCCATCAGATGAATAATATAAATTATACCCTGTAATAGTTGAAGAACCGCTAGATAAAGGTGCTGTCCACGTATATGTCAAAGTTCCACTTGAAGCTGAACTTATAACAAAATTTTGTGGTGGTGAAGAAGCATCAAGTTCATACATAGATTGAACATTTCCTTCTAAAAATTTACAACTTGCATTAAGTGTAAGTGTTTCAACTTCAGCTGTATCAAAATGAAATTGTGTAAATGTTCCAAGCCATGTTAAATTTTTAGTTTCATCAGAAGAATCATATTCAAGTTTTAATTCATAAGAATCATCAATACTAGATGCTCTTAAAAATTTTCTTATAAAATGAACCTGTTCTTGAATAGTTTTTGTACTACCACTACTAGCAAAAAAATTATCCCCATCCCCGCTTGCTGAATTATTTGTAATTAATCTATTAGTTGCTTCATCTTTTATTTTCCAAGCTACTGTTATTTGTGAACTATTACCTTCAATTTTTAAAAGAATATTTTCATTTGAATCTTCTTCAGGTAAAGGAGCTGGTGAAACAGGTGAGTTAATATCATAATTGAATCTTTTAAAATTACCTAATTCCCATACAAATAATGGAGTAGTTGTAGCAGCTACTGAACCTGTTTGCGGTCTAAATTTTGTTATTTTTATTTTAGCCAATTACTCTTTACCCCCTTGTATAAGATCACTAAGATCTTTCCACCAACCTTCATCAAGATCACTAGTACCATTACCGTTTAGATCAATCATATATGAATTATTAGTGGTTGTATTATTATTGTTATCTGTAAGATCAACTAATCCCAAAGTTACTTCTTTTATTACTAATTTTATTGCATCCAATAAATCTTTACCAAGTTGTTCCATAGCGGTTGATATATCATCAAATATTGTAGTAACATCATCCCAACTTGGTAATTCAAGTTCTGCTATCCAACCATTAATGGAATTAACAAGGAACATAATAGGATTCCATGATGTAAGCCAAGTAGTAACATTTGTTTTCCATGTTTCAAAGTGTGTATCAGCTGTGGTTACAAATCCATCAATACCTGTTCCAATTCCTGTAAAGAAATCATTTATTTTTCCAAAGTTTGCTTCTGAATCTGCTATCCATTTTTTCATATTTTCAAAAGAATCGTCATCACCATCTACAACATTAAATAAAGCTCCCCATCCTAACAAATTAGATTTAAAATTTGCGATCGCATCTTCAAGTCCAAATCCTTCTTCCCAAGGTGCTTTACCAGCTGCTTCTTTAGCTTCTTTAAAATTATCAACAAGTTGTCCACCTAAAAATGCACCTAATTGCATCATAATAGGTCGCCATTCTCTATAAAATGGTAAAGCTACGGATCTTAAGAAATATATTATTAATGGTCTAAGGAAAAATCCAAAGAAATCACCGATTGGTCTTAAAATAAGCATAACACTGAAATTAAATAATTTTAACATCGCTTGTAACATAGGTGAAGCATCAACTGTCATTGAAACTATTTTTTGAACTAATGCAAGAACACCAGTAACACCTACTGCTATTGCACCTAATTTCATTATATTTTCCATTATACCTTTTTGATTTCCACCTTGAGCAGGTACAGGATTAGCCCCGCCTAAAGCAGATCCACTCATAAGACCTTGTAGTCGTTTCTCTAAATCCCTTATTTTACTATCATCGATTGCTATTTTTAGTGTGTATGTGTTATTACTGCTCATATTTTGACTCCATTGAATATGTCTTTTATCATCTTCATACTTATAAACATTGTATCAAGAACATACTTGGCAGGAAGCCCATCTACCTGATTTTTATCCCATCCAAACGCTAAGGCACAATAGCCGTAAACTTGGTTTTCTATGCTTTTGGAATCTCTAAGTTGTTCATCCCTAGATTGCTGAAATAACTCTCTAAAGGGATAACTTTCAAGATCTCCCCCAAGATCACACTAACTTCACTCATAGGTAATTCCCTCATTTTCACAACGTTAGTAGCTGGAAATGGTAGTCCATCAACAATAGTTTTTTGTAATAATATATCACAAAAATTATTGAATATAAAATCTTTTTGACCGTTATCTAATACTCTTACTGATTGAGATAATAACTCCTGAGTTTCACCCCAAGTTAAATCTGTTTTAATTTTAATAGTTGAATCTTGACCATTTATTTTAGCTTGAAATTGATGTGTATTTAATTCTGTTGACATTGATTATATAATAAATAATGTATATATAAGTGTTTGGTTATGGTACTGTGGCACTAGCGTTCTTTGCTGATATATCTGCCCTTCTACATTGGAAATCTACATTTTGTAAAACTAATTCACCCGGAGCAATACCTGTTGTATTATGAGTATGGAAACTACAACCTGAAAAAGTAAATGTAATACTTCTTTCATTATTTCCTGATAATCCGTTTGAAATTGTTAGAACTAAATTATTTGGTGTTTCTTCTCTACCGTAAACTTCAGCTAAAAATGTTGAATCTTTTACTGTTAATCCTATTTTACCTGTCATTTCTAAAATTTTACGCCAAGCATCTTTAGCATTTGCTTCACCCATTTCAAATAATAATTCTGCATTTGTGTTAAGGTTTAAGTCAAATGTTTGAACTGTGGCTAAAGTTGCACCTGATATTGGACTTGTAATAACACCATGAACAAATGTATATGGTATTGCATTAGCTATATCTGCACCTGTTGGAGTTGCAAATGTTTCTGATTTAGTTTCTGCACCCCAAATAATTTCTTGTGTAACTTTAATAGTATCATTTAATGCCATTCTTAATGACATGGTACTACAAATACAACCTACTGGTTTTCTTACAAAATCGTCAGTAGATTTAAACCCAAACCTTAATGCCATAGATTTTAAATCTCTAATTGTTGAATTATCAGTAGGATTTGATCGCCATCTATGTGTATATAATGGTGAACTACCTGATGAAGAAGCTACTCCAAAAATAGATTGTAAAAACCATGGATTAGATAATACATATTCT